GATGAATCAAAACACAGAATACAATGTAAAGAGATATTACCAAAAGGTTCTATTATTGTATTTCCTAGTTTTGTGTGGCATAGAGTTAAACCAGTAACATCAGGCACAAGATACAGTCTTGTGGTATGGCATTTAGGAAGGCCCTTTAGATAATGTTTATAAATAGTTATTTTCCAACTGTAATATGGAGCGAAGAAAAACCAGAGTTTGTTAAATCGTTAAACAAAGCGAGTAACAAGTATATTAGTGATGCTCGTAAGAGAGAAAAAGAATTTATAAAAAAACACGGTGACTTTGGTAGATCATATCATTCAACGCCGCTTACAGCTGACAATGATTTTTTAGATTTTAGAAATTACATTGGTCAAAAGTCTTGGGAATATTTAGATCATCAAGGTTATGATATGTCTCAATACACAACCATGTTTAGTGAGATGTGGGTGCAAGAGTTTGCTAAAAAAGGCGGTGGTCATCATTCTGCACATATACACTGGAACCAACATGTATCAGGTTTTTATTTTTTAAAATGTAGTGATAAAACTTCTTACCCTATATTTCACGAACCAAAGACTGGTGCAAGATGTACAAAATTAAAAATGAAACCAGACTTAAAAGGTGTATGGCCCGGTCACGAACAATTTAATTTACGTCCAAAACCAGGAACATTAATTATATTTCCAGGTTATTTAGAACATGAATATGCAGTAGATTTTGGTATCGAGCCATTTAGATTTATACATTGGAATGTACAAGCTGTGCCAAAAGAAATGGCAAAAGATGTTTAAACATAGTTTTGTTTACACCGTTTTTGAAAACTTTGTAGAAATTGATTTAAAAACAAAACAAAAAATAAAAAGTATAAAATTAAATAAATGTGAAGAAAATAAAAATAGTTTTAGTTTATCTCCTAATATAAATACAACATTAAAAAATGTAGTAGAAAATAAATTAAATTTTATTTTTAAAAAATTAAAATTACAACTTCAAAATTGTTGGGTGCAAAAATATAATAAATATGATTATCATTCTATGCACACTCATTTTCACACTCAAAATGATTATTCTTTTATATGGTATATAGAGGGTGAATCTAATTCTGCTTCAACAAAATTTTTTGACGTTGGTTATCCTCTTATAAATACAGGAAGTGTATTAGAGTTTAATTTTAAACCAGGAATGGTTTTATTGTTTCCTGGTTTTTTACCTCATGAAGTTCCAATAAATAAAAGTGATAATAGATTAGTAGTAAGTGGTAATTTAGTATGAATTTAAAAATACATAAAAACATATTAACAAAAAAAGAACAAAAAAATTTATTAAATTTTGTAAAGAAAAAAGTACAGTATTTAGGAGAAGACTACCCAGGGTTACAAACTAAAGGTGATTTACATACATATAAAGAGTTATGTCCTTTTTTAAAAAAAATAAATAAATATGTTCAACCAAATAAAATATCCATGTGCTGGGGTAATTACACCGATGGTAGTTATATTTCTTGGCATAATCACAAAGGTTTAAAATATAGTATGGTCTACTATTTAAAGAGTCCTCAAAAATTAGGGGTGATGTTTACAACAGGTAAATATGGTGTTATTTACACAAAAGGATTAGAAAATTCTTTAGCTATATTTGATGGAAGTAAAGTTCATTCTATGCCAAATAGTTATAAAAAAATGAACAGATATACAATAGCAGTAGATATTATATGAGTTTTAAAAAAAATAAATACACAATTATTAAACAGGCAATATCAAAAGACTTAGCAATATTTATTGCAAATTATTTTAGAATGCAGAAACAAGTTTATGATACTTGTAAAGCTGCTAGATACTTTTCACCATTTGAAACTATACTTGGATATTACGAAGGTAAGGATGAACAGATACCAAATACTTATTCTTCTTATAGTAATATCGCTATGGAAACTTTATTGCTTAAATGTCAACCGGGTATGGAAAAAGCTACAGGATTAAAATTATATCCTGCATACACATACGCTAGAATCTATAAAAAAGGTGATGAATTAAAAAGACACAAAGATAGATTTAGTTGTGAAATATCTACGACTATGAATCTTGGTGGGGATGACTGGCCTATATACTTAGAACCGTCTGGAGAGGTTGGTAAAAAAGGTATTAAAGTAGATTTAAAACCAGGAGATATGTTGGTTTATTCTGGCTGTGAACTAGAACATTGGAGAGAAAAATTTAAAGGCAAAGAATGCGTACAAGTTTTTCTGCATTATAACAATCGTAAAACACCGGGAGCTAAAGATAATATGTTCGACAAACGTCCACATTTAGGTCTTCCTTCCTGGTTTAAACGATGATATAATCTTTAGATGGGGGCAGTACACCACCACATACCTACTGTCCCCTTTTAAGGATTTTTATGAGTTTAGGATTTGACGCAATATCAGCATTACCATTTGCTACATCAGGACCCGATTCAGATGTAAACGTATCGGTAACAGGCAATCAAGTAACAATTAGTATTGGTAGTGCTGGAGTTATAGCAGACGCCGTAACTGAAAATTTAACAGCAAATCAAGTAACTTTAGGCACAGGCACTTTAAGTATTACAGCTGACGCAAATGTAAGTCCTACAGGATCTCAAGTAGTCTTAAATACAGGTAACGTAACAATTAATATTGATATAGATGTTTTACCATCAGGTGTTGACTTGACCTTGGCTACAGGGAATGTTACAATAACTGCTGACGCAAATTTAACTCTTGATGGTAATGCTTTATCATTAGATACAGTAGAACCAGGAGTTATTACGTGGAACGACATAGTACCAGGAGCAACAATGGTTTGGACACCAATAAAACCTTATTAATATGGCATCAACATTTTCATCAGATTTATCATTAGAACTTGTAGCAACCGGCGAAAAAGCAGGTCTATGGGGAGCTATTACAAATACTAATTTACAATTATTACAAACAGCTGCATCCGGTTATGTAGAAGTAACTTTAAGTTCCGGTAATGTTAATTTAAGTTTAGCTGATGGAGACGCAACTGCGAATGGTAAAAATCTTTATATAAAAGTTACAGGAACTTTATCTGGTAATGCTAGTTTAACAATGCCTGCAACCACATCTGGTGGTAATGCTAATAGAGTATTTTTTGTAGAAGATGGAACTACTAGAGGTGGAGCTGGTGATAGTTATACAGTAACTTTATTAACTACAGGTCAGAGCGCATCTACACAAGTGCCTCTTCCAGAGGGTGCAAAAGTTTTAGTTTATTCTAGAGGTAGTGTCCCAGCTACAACTTTAGCTATGATGGAAAAAGGATTTACAGAAGTAACTGCTGCTAGTAAAACAGCGTACACTGCGGTCGCTGGAGATCAAATTGGTGTTGATACTGTTGCTAATATTGTAACAATTACACTACCGGCATCGCCAGCACAAGGTGATGAGGTAACCATAATGGATGTGTCTGCGTCTAATGGTTTTGCAACTAATAAATGTGTAGTTGCAAGAAATGGATCAAACATTCAAGGTGGCACATCTGATTTAGATTTAACTGCAGATAATCAATGTGTAACACTAATCTTTACGACTGCTACAAAAGGTTGGCAAATAAAAACTAATAGTACATCATAGGAGTAAAGCATGCTTACTAAAATTAAGTTTGCTCCTGGTATTGACAAACAAGACACTGCTGTGGGAGCAGAGGGTCGTTGGGTTGATTCTGATAATGTAAGATTTAGATATGGTTTACCTGAAAAAGTAGGCGGCTGGCAATCATTACTATCTGATTCTATTGTTGGAGTTGCTAGAAAACAACACGCTTTTGTAGATACTGAAGGTAATAGGTATGTTGCACTTGGCACTGATAAATTTTTATTATTATATTTCGAAGGTCAGCTTTTTGATATTACTCCTTTTAGATGCAATAATGCAGGAGTTGTAGATAGTTTTACTAGTTCAACATTAGCAACAAATAGCACATCTGCTAAAACTTGCACAATTACAACAAGCACAGACCATGATTTATCTGTAGGAGATATTATAGAATTATCATCAGTTACTTTACCAAGTGGTACAGGATTAAATGCGAGTGACTTTGAAGATAAACTATTTCAAGTATTAACTGTTCCAACTCCTACCACATTTACAATAGACTCTTTAAATCAAGCGTCCGCAGTTATATCAACAGGTGGTAGTATGACTGTTAAAGCTTATCAACCCGTTGGTCCTGCAGCACAAACTTATGGTTATGGTTTTGGTATTGGAAACTATGGTGGTACAATTACCGGTGCTTTGACAACAACTCTTAACGGAGCGTTGCTCGCGGATACAGCTGGTACAGGTGGATCTGGTACAGCAATAACTTTAACATCAACAACTGGTTTTCCAACAACAGGCACAATAGCTGTAGGTAATGAATTAATTACATACACAGGTATAGCTGGATCTGACATAACAGGTATTACTAGAGGAGCGTTAGGCACAGCAACATTTGGTACATCCAATGGACAAGCTCATAGTGGTGGTGCAACAGTTACAAACGCTACAAACTTTTCTGGGTTTGGTAGTGCAGTTGAAGCATCATCAGTTACACTAGAACCAGGACTTTGGTCATTGAGTAATTTTGGTGAAGTATTAGTTGCAACAATTGCAAATGGTAAAACTTTTACTTGGAACGCAGGAATTACAGCCAGACTTACAACAAGAGCTTCTATGTTGACATCTGGTTTTGAAACAAGAATAGATGCTGCAACAGATAGTGGTAATCCTACAGCCAGTA